TATAAAAAGCGGCGATTTCCTTCCTTTCCTTTATCTCCTGCGGTTTCTTTGAAGTAAGAGAATACTCTTTTAGAACAGAATGAACGGTCTTACGGATTCCTTAACGATTGGAATTGTTTTAATGCTGGTATTTGGATCAGTCTGCTTTTATCTCTACAGTCGCCTCGTTCAGAGCGAAAAGCGCGTAGCTCTAATGGAAAACATCCTGCTTGATCTGAAGATGTCAGCAGAGGCTGGTTTTATGGGGCACATGCAGCATTCTTCAGAGGCTGAAGAGAATGAAGTAAATCATGTTGAGGCAGTCTCTTCGCCTGCACCGCTCGAGCAGGATGATGTAGATTCAAGCGACGAGGAGTTCTACAAGTCTGTTCTTGAACAGACGACTCCTTCTTCCTCTTCCTCCTCTTCAGAGGTCAAGGAAGTCAAAGAGGTTAAGGAAGTAAAGGAAGGAAAGGAAGGAAAGGAGGTTACTGGTAAGTTAAATACTAGCTACGAGTCAATGACAGTTAAGGAGCTCAAGGCCGTTGTGAAGCAGCGTGGGCTAACGGCTACGAGTGGAGCGGGTCGCAAGGAATTGATGGATGTTCTAAAGAAGTCCGAGCAGGGTGCAGTAACGGAGACTGTGCCTGTTGGCGTGGATTCCTCTGAAACGTTTGCTGCGGAGACTCTTGAAAACTAAGAAAATAGATGGCTTGAGATAGATGGACAGCAAGGTCTTTAGAGTAACTACACAGCCCAATTATTATCCTGAACCTCCTGCATCAGTTGTACGCGCAACCTCATATTCTCAGTATGCTGCCCAACGGTCAGCCTATAGTGGGCCGGCTCCTGATGCACGTTTTCCCGGTTGGGCGGCAACACAAGAAGATGGTCGTCTTATTACAGATTATAGACCTCGTTGTGCAGTAAATATTCCTTCATCGCAGCAATTCTCTGTTCAGCAATGGAGTCAGCGGAATGCAGAAAGTATTATTGAACTCTCTAGGGCCAGAAATACAAAAGATACGGGTGCAGGACGTGGATTTGACGTAGGTGTTGTTGCACCTCCTGCGCAGTTCGTTACATGCGATGTATTCCAATGCAGTTATACACCTACAGGAAAGGCGGGTGGAATTGGAACTGAGCGAGCTGAGAGTGTTCCTCATCTCTTTGGCACTTTTAATACTGATGTACTTCCAGCTCACCAACCGCTTCCTCCAAGATCATCAACCTATGAAGGTGGTCGCAATTCGCCTAGAGGACGTCAGTATTCAGATTTAGGAACAGGTGGTGTTCAGAATATAAATAAAGGATCAACCTATCTTGCTTAAACATAGTAAGTATAAAAATAAGAGAACTATGCAGTCAAAAGTATTATCTTTTGATATTGGAATCAAAAATCTAGCCTGGTGTGTTACAACCCTATCAGGCGAGATTCTCCGTATTGATGGCTGGGGTAATTATAATTTACAGGATGGTCAGGCCACTGAAACCCCTACAGTAAAGGTGACCTGTTATGTTTGTAAGTCTTCGGCACGATTTCAGAATAGTACAGAAATTTTCTGTGCTCGTCACTGTCCTCCAATGACACCCCCAGTGAAGGATGTATCAGGAAATCTTATAACAAAGATGCCACCACTCGCTTGGCTGCGGGCAATTTTGAAGGAAAAGGGTGTAAAAGCTGGAAAGACAAAAGCAGATATAATTACTGCAGCACGAGTCTTTATTGCACTACCTATTGAAAAGGTAAAGGTGAAATCAGCGAATACACTGCATATGTCAGATCTCCATGATGCAATTCGTCTTTTTATAGACAGTACATTGAAGCCACATTTTCAGAATTTAACTGAAGTTCGTTTTGAGAATCAGCCAGTGTTAAAGAACCCAGTGATGAAAACGGTGCAGGTTCTTTTGTATGCAACAATGCGAGATTTTATGAAGTCTGCTGGTCTCTCACCTTTCCCTGAATGTAAATTGGTCCATGCATCTACGAAAGTCAAGGGGCAAGAAACAGGCGATAAGGGATACAAGGCGAGAAAGGAAGGTTCCGAGACAAGAGCTGAGAAACTCTTAACTTCAAATGCAAAAGTACAGAATAAGGCCGAATGGCTTGCTCTTTACAAGGAACATAAGAAGAAGTCAGATTTAGCGGATGCACTTTGTATGTGCCTGGATGCCTACACCGCGTTTAAGAATGCTTAAAACTTCCTTAGAAAATCAAAGAAGGAGATGTCATCTAGCGTGACAATTCGCGAGATGGAAAATGTTGCAATGGGAATGAATTCTGGCGGAGGTCCCGACTTGAGTTTAAGCGGCGACATCGGTAATGTAATTAACTTGAATGACATGGGCGATGATCTTGGATTGAATATGTTAGCCAATCAAAGCCGAATCAATGTAAATACTGAGAGATCTTCCGGTCACACAGTACAGGTCTCAAGTGTCAGTTTTGCCGATGAGAAGCCTAAGACGCAGCAGAGTGGAGGTTTTTCCAATTACAGTGGATCTTCAGGTGCCTTTCCTGGACTCGGTGAAATTGATGTGTCGCCGTTGGAGCCGATTAGCCTTGAGTCATCTATTCCGATGGCCCCTGTGCAGGTTCATATCAATAGAGAGGAATCCAGTGGTGGAAATAATCTTTTTTCCAATCAACAGACTGCGACAGGGCCGACGTTTCAGCTCCCTGTAACTCGTGATTTGGAGGCGGAAAAGAAGGAGAAGACTGAGTATTTGAATAAGTTGCAGCGCTTGGAGGCGAAGGGATTCCCTGTGGCCAAGCACTACACGATGGACAATAGTCTTGATGAGGTAAAGCAAGAATATATGCGTCTAGTGGATGCAAAGAACTTGGAGGTTAGTTTGAAATTCCAGCGCCAGATGCTTATGGGCGTTGTGACTGGAATGGAATGGATGAACAATAAGTTTGATCCGTTTGATATTAAGTTGGAGGGTTGGTCTGAGTCCGTGCATGAGAATGTAGAGGATTTTGATGATATCTTTGAGGAGCTTTATGACAAGTACAAGGACCGTGGAAAGGTTGCGCCTGAGATGCGTCTTGTGATGGCACTTGCTGGAAGTGGATTTATGTGCCACGTGAGCAACTCTTTTTTCCGTACAAAGATGCCGTCAATGGATGAAGTTCTGCGGAAGAATCCTGAATTGGCGAGACAGATGGCGCAGGCGGCGGCGTCACAGGCGGGTCCTGGTTTCGGTAATTTCATGGGAATGGCGATGGGAGCTCAGCCTGGACAGATGCCAATGCAGATGAATGAACCGCAGATGCAGCAGATGCCACAGATGCAACAGATGCCGCAGATGAATACAACTGGCGCGTTTAATATGAATAGTCGCGTACCGAATATGCCGCAGCCTGTTGCGAGTGTTGAACCTCCGACTCAGAGAGCAACTGCTCGTCGTGAAATGAAGGGGCCGAGTGGCGTGGATGATATCTTAAAGACATTTGAGGAAGTCCGCCGTGCTGAAGTCATGCAGGGAAATGATCCTTTGCAGATGCAAGGAAATGGAAGTGGAAATGGAGGGCCGATGTTTGCGCAACCTCAGACTGTAGATATGCAGAGCGTCCATTCCGAAGAGATGCAGAGCCAGGGTGAATCTGTGCGGACAGGTGGAGGGAGACGGAGAAAGCGTGCGGCAGTCATTGGAAATACTTTGAATCTTAATGTATAAAAATCTAAGTATGTAGTAATGAGTTTCTTTGGAACAAAACAAATAAGTCAAGAAAATCCAAAAGCATATGAAGAATGGCTATATACAACACAGTATAAGACAGATATAGATTCATTAGAAAAATATTTAAAGCAATTTAATTTTAATAAAGATGTATATAATCAAAAAATTACATGTTTGCTTACAGGACATGACGAGTTGTATGGAAGAATTACTCAACTGATTAATTCATCAAATTTATCAAATAATGATAAATTAAAAATGCATACACGGCTAGGAACAGTAATTCCTAAATTACAGGAAAACTGTAAAGATGCAAAAAGAGCATCTCATTTAACAACAGGTAATTGTAAATTTAAAGATACAGATGTATGTATTAATTTAAAAGAACTTCAAGGTATTTATAATATTGTTCGAGGCTTGCAGCCGACTGCAGATCAGATTGCTGCTGCTAAGGCTTCTGCGAAGGCTGATGCCAATGCTGCTGCCAAGGCCAAAGAATCTACAAGTCAAAAGAGCAATGTTATTGCAAAAATAGATAAATCAATTGCAGAAATTAATAGTATGCTAAAAATAAATCACGCACCAAAAAACACCAATGTAAGTCCTCAAGGTATTGTACAGAAAGGAATTAATTTTTTTAGTAAAGGAGGAACCAGAAAACGTAGAAATAAAAAGCGTTCAAATAAATCACGACGCGGCCGTAAAACCCTGAACAACCGCTAAATTCTTCAAATAGACATTTTCAAGTGAAACAACCTCCTTTTTAT